ATTCTGGTTTACTATCATCGATAGAAAAACCAAAAAGTTTTGCCATAATTAAAAATTAAAGATCTTATCTTTATTATTTATCAATCAATGAGATCGCCAGTTTGATCAGTGACAGCTCCAGCAGTCCAGTATTGAACTTGGAATTCAACTGTATACTCCTCGATGGTATCTGAACTCTCATAGGAGAGGTCAATAGCAGATACATTAGTTGGGAAAATATCAATAAATTGATATGTTCTCAATGGAACAGCGCCACCACCAGCAACTACATCTACTGATGGGTCATTGTTGTTTGAGAATCTTCCACGAGAAGCACCTCTTCCAAGTTGACTTACATTAGCATTTACCATGTAAGCTGCTGGATTGGTTGCACCAGTGTTGTTATCAAGCTTGCTCATCAGGTTCATCCATCTTTCGAATGCACTTCTTAAGATGAAATCTTCATCGTTGATAACTGTAACAGTCCAAGTATCAAAGGTTCTGTCTCCAGCAACTTTGAAAATTCTTCCTCTAAAAGGAACTTCAATTGGTGCCATATTTGAAGCAGGCAGTGCTGCTGCCTTACACATAAAGTTAAATTCAATATCATCCCAACCACCAACTGGGAAGTTGGGAATACTTACCTCAAATAGGTTAGGTCTTGCACCGCCCCCTGAAAGGGCGGCTTTAAATCCTGTAATAGTTCTGTACGTAGCCATTTTTGAGTCCTCCTTCTGTAATTAATTTATCTAATCAAACTCTGCCAGCAACTTCTTCAAAACTTACACCTGTGCGGGTTGCAACAAAGGTAAGAGTTACATAGTTAATGGATTTGGTTGGCTTCAGATAAATGTCTGCTCTAAACTCGCTATTATCAATAACGTCAGGAGTATTGTTTGTAGCATCGCAAACTACGAGGAAGTCATAAACACCTCTCTTAGCTTGGACATCACGTAGATATGGTTCAACAATGTTAACGAAGTTTGCTCTCGTTAATTCATCGTTGAGTTCGAACAGTTGTGCATTTGCACTTCTCTCAAGTGCTTGCTCAACGGTAAGGAACAAGCGACGAACGTTGATTCTATCAAACGCCGATGCATAACCCAATGCAGTCTTATCACCAAAGAGTAGAATTCCTACACCAGGTTGGTTAATGATTGCATTAACTCTTTGTGGATACAGGCGATCTCTTTGTGCTCTGCTTGGATTGTATGCAAGTTTAACTGCATTATTAAGGATTCCTCTTTGCTGACCAGCAGGTGAGAACCAAGGATATGCATTGATAGAAGTTCTAACCATTAATCCAGCAACATCTGGGTTACATGGGAGATAACGGAATTTGTTATTGAATCTATCATAAGTATACTTATATCCACTATCAAATACTGCATATGAAGAGGAAGGCAGTGAACTATTAACACCACTGAAGAACTCGATGATATTATTAGTTTGTGAATCGGTGTTTGTTTGATCTACAACACCTTGTCTATGTGGTGAAATAACAGCAATACAATCTCTTCTCTGATTTGCAATAGAAATCAGTTTAGTTGCTTTTGCTTGTGATTCATAGATATCACTACCACCACTAGGTCCTTGGAGAATAAAGTCAACTGCAACTTCATCTTTATTTGAGAATAAATCGTATGATGAAATGATTTTACTCAATTCTGCCTTCATTCCACCGGAAGTGCTATAATCAACACCACCACCTAATGTATAAAGTTGGTTGCCGATTGCACTAAATACTCTATCCTGTGCGTCAAGGTTCCAGAGACCTTGAGCATTTGTGTTTACAGCAAATCCACTTGAGAAACCAGTCTGATAAACTACAGCACTATTTCCTGAATCTGAAGGATTGTCGCCAACGTAAAGGTTTGGTGATAGTTGACCAACATAATTCTTCCAGAAAATCTTTGTTGGTGAATTGGATGCACTTACTGCATCAGTTGCCTTGGAAAGACCAATATGCTTTTCAAGAAGATTTCCTTTAATTCCAGTGATTGTTCCTAGATCATCGAAAGCTACAATGTGAATTTCATCACTCTTACCATTTCTATCCGCAGCATATTGTGATGTTCCTGGTTTTGGTGCCAGTGACTTCCAGAAGATATCTCCACCATTTGTTAGAGAAATCTTTTGCTGCTCATACCAATCAACAACACCACTTGCTGGGATCGATGTTGTTGCAACAGAAGCTCCTGAGTTGTTTACATAGGAGATTGAATTTCCCACTTGGAATGAATTTCCGGGAACTCCCTCTGCATAATCAACTGCTGTTTCTGTTCCTGTAGAACTTACTCTGGAAATGATCTTAACATCAACAGAATCTTGCCCAACTCCAGTAACGATTGCTTTCAAATATCCACTGAAAGATGAAGTTGAACCAGCGCCAACAGTTGTGATATTGGATAATGGTGCAGTTACTGCGTAACCAACTTGAACATTTCCGGATGCTACAGTATCACCAAATTCAAGTGATTCAACGAAACCATTTGTTCCAGTTGATGCTTTTGATAAGGTAATAAGACCTGTGGAAATACCAACAACAGTTGTTCCTGATCCAATTTCATTACCTCTTACTTCATCACCAAGTTGAATACCTGCAGTGGTGCTAACTCCAACTTCTAATGGATTGGCGGTATATGTTCCAGTTGTTGTTACGCCTACAGTAAATGTAAATGTTCCTGTGCTAATTCCTGAGATTGTTTGGTCTGCCTTATCGTCAATAATAGCAACCCTAACACCATTTGCCCAAGAACCTGGATTCTTTGATGCAAATAACCAATTTACAGTATCCTGTTCAGATACATTTAATTCATAATCATCAAAGTTTTTGATTTTTAGATTGGCAGTGCTTCCTGTTCCTACTGATAGAACATTAGCATTTGCTAATTTCTCTCCATCTGCTCTTACAACTTTGAGAATACCTCCATATGAGAGGTATGATGATGCACTCATCCAATACTCGTATTGGGAATCCGTTGAAAGAGGCTTACCAAAAACATTGATTAAATCTTGTTCTGTGGTAATGTCAATTGGTTCCTCAACTGGGCCAAGTGGGAAAGGTCCCGCAATAGCACCAATGTTATCTAAAACATTATCAGCTCTTCCTACAGTTAGGTCAACCTCCCTGATCAGTACACCGGGAGATAATTGAGGAGTCGCCATTTAAATTTCTC